TGGAACAGGATATACTTCATCTTCTGCACCTACAGTTACAATCAGTAATGAAGTTGGTATTAAGACTTGGACTGGAGAACTTGCAGAAGCAGTGGCATTCTTGAACACAAACGGTGAACTGAATGTAATTAGATATACAAATGCTGGTGTTGGATATACTGAAGGAAGTGCTCCAGAAATAACAATAAGTTCTCCAACTAAAGCAGGATTATCTACAGGAGATTACTTATTCAAGGAGATGGTTAGAGGAGTTTCTACAGGAACAACTGCAGTTGTATCTGATTGGGATAGAGATACAAGAGTTCTTAAAGTTACAACATCATCTGGAACTTTCCTTACTGGAGAAACAGTTGTTGGTATTGGTACAACAATGAATGGATCAGATTCAGAATATGTTATTTTAAGTAAAACAGATGAAAATGATGACGATACTTTTGGCGATAATCTTACTGTAGAGACTGAAGCAGATGCAATTTTAGACTTTTCAGAAGATAACCCGTTTGGAGATTTCTAAATAGTTTGGATAGTTAATTTATAAAATCATGTTGGGAACATATTATTATCACGAAATAATTAGAAGAACTATCATAGCTTTTGGTACTCTTTTTAATAATATTGAAATTAAACATAAAACACAATCAGGAGCACCTCACTCTACTGTTAAGGTTCCGATTGCTTATGGTCCTACAGAAAAATTTGTTGCAAGATTAGAGCAAAGACCAGATTTAAGAAATAGAGTTGCAATAACTTTACCTCGTTTATCATTTGAAATGGATGGAATATCTTATGATGCATCAAGAAAAGTTTCAACAATGCAAACTTTTAAAGCATTTACAACTGATGGATCAAAGACTGCAAGAAAAGTTTTTATGCCAGTTCCTTATAATTTAAGTTTTAAGTTATATGCAATGACTCAATATAATGAAGACTCTCTCCAAATTATTGAACAGATATTACCATTCTTCCAACCATCATTTAACTTAAGTGTAAATTTAGTTTCTTCGATAGGAGAAAAAAGAGATATACCGATGATATTAGATTCAGTAAATTTTGAAGACAATTATGAAAGTGGCATGGATGAAAAGAGAGTGATTATTCATACTCTTGGATTTACTGCTAAAACTTTCTTATTTGGTCCTGTTGCTGATTCTGCAAGTGGATTAATTAAAAAAGTTCAGGTTGATTATAATACAAATACTACAAACATAAAAGAATCCTCAAGACAACTTCGATATATTGCAGAACCAAGAGCATTGAAAGATTATAATGATGATGGAGTTACAACTCTTGGTCAAGATATAGATAAAAAAGTTAAGAGTTTCTTAGTATCAGATACATCAAGTCTTACTACAACCACTTATATTGCAATTGATAATGAACTAATGTATATAACTGCAATTGATGGTAATAAAATAACTGTAAGGCGTGGTGAAGATGGCACAATTATAGATACTCATATAAGTGGAACAAATGTTGATGCGGTAAATGCTGCAGATGATGCTTTAGTTGAACTTGGAGATGACTTTGGATTTAGTGAACAACGCTTTGATTTTAGTGACGGAAAAATCTATAGTCCAACAAAAGGAGTTGATGTATGAGTAAATTTGACGAAATAGATGAATTTTTAGAAGTAGAAGCAATTGATTCTCCAATAAATTCAAAAGCACCAAAAAAAGGTGAAATTAAAAAGAAAAAAGATGATCAAACAATCGACTATGAATATACAAGAGGAAACTTATATTCTTTAATCGAAAAAGGTCAAGAAGCACTTGATAGTATTTTAGAAGTTGCACAAGAAGGACAACAACCAAGAGCATATGAAGTGGTTAGTCAATTACTTAAGAATGTTGGAGATACTACAGATAAGTTAATGGATCTTCAACAAAAGAAAAAAGAACTTACAAAAGATGATAATAAATCACCAACAACTGTAAACAATTCTTTATTTGTTGGATCAACTTCAGAACTATCTAAATTATTGAAAAAAGGAATAATAAATGATAATATGAAAAAAGAATAAACAATTTAAATATTATGCAATTCATACATTTGGTGGAGAATGCGTATTCAAAAGAATCATGCAACCATCTTATAGATTTTTTTGAAAAAAATATCAATTTAGCAGAACCTGGTGGGGCAGGAAATAAAAAATTAAATAATCTAGAAATTTCTTTAGATCTTGATTTTAATAATCCTTCTTCTTTTGGATTAGAATTTATACTATCAAATATGATATCTCAATATAAAAAAAAATTTCCATTAATTGATTCTAAGATTGTAAAATGGCATGTAACTCCAACGTGTCAATTGGCAAAATATGAACCAAATAATTATTATAGTTATGTTCATTGTGAAAATTCTGGACTACCAAGACATCTTTCTAGAGTATTTGCATGGATGTTATATTTGAATGATATTAAAGAGGGTGGTGGGACGCATTTTCATCATCAAAATTTTACTACAAAACCATCTGCTGGCAATTTATACATTTGGCCTGCTGGTTGGACTCATATGCATGTTGGAGTAAATGCACCTTATGAACCAAAGTATACCGTTACTGGATGGATAAAATATATTTAATAAATAATAAAGTGGAGAATGAAGAAGAATGAAGTCGTTCAACGAATTTATACAAGAAAGTAGTTTAACAAGATTGAAAAGCAAGTCCGATAAAGGAGGAATGGCTGTTCTTTCTGGAAGTCGTGCTGACAAATCTGCAAAAGAAAATAAAGCAAGAGCAAAGCAATTAGATAAAGATATTCGTGGTAAAGGTTTACCAGGTGCAACTAAAGTGACTGGTAGATATGATGAAAAAGATAAGAAAACAGGAAAGGTCACAAAAGTCAAAGAACGTTCTCACGTTGTGACTTCTGGTAAGATGGGTAAGAGAAAGTTTAAGAAAGCAGTCAAAGCACTTGGTAAAAAATATGATCAGGATGCAGTCATTACACAAACAAAAGGTGGTGGAGGTGCTACACTGAAGAGAACTCGTAAAGGTGCACTACCAAAAAGAAATATACCAATCGGAAAGATGAGACCAGGCAGAACTGGTGAAATGGATACTAAAATTAAAGGTAAGACATTTACTTATGAATCATCATATCTTCGTGTTCAACAAAGAGGTAGAACTTTTTCAATCGTTTTAAATTGGAAAGGAAGACTTTTAAGTACACAAATGTTCTTTCCACAATTTACACGACCAACAAAAGAACAAGTAACTTTTGAAATTAATAAAGTATATCCAGGTGCTATGGTATACTATTACAATCCTATCGAAAAAGATCCATCACAACCGTTGGTGTTTGCTGGAAGAAGTTAAAAGTTTTAATTATGGTTGATAATGTTTATCTTGGTAATCCAAATTTAAAAAAAGCAAATACACAGATTCAATTTTCTGCAAGGCAAATTGAAGAATTTGTTAAATGTAAAAATGATCCATTATATTTTACACAGAAGTATGTAAAAATAGTCAGTCTTGATGAGGGATTAGTTCCTTTTCAACCATATAAGTTTCAAGAAAAATTAATTAAAAGATTTCATAAGAATCGTTTTAACATTTGTAAGATGCCTCGTCAAACTGGTAAGTCAACAACTGTGGTTTCTTATTTGCTTCATTATGCTGTGTTTAATGATAGTGTAAATATTGGTATACTTGCAAACAAAGCTGCAACTGCAAGAGAATTGTTAGGTAGATTACAAACTGCCTATGAAAATCTTCCAAGATGGATGCAGCAAGGAATTATTGCATGGAATAAAGGATCACTGGAGTTAGAAAATGGATCTAAAATCTTGGCAGCGTCTACCTCTGCTAGTGCAGTCCGAGGTATGTCTTTCAACATTCTTTTTCTGGATGAATTTGCCTTTGTTCCTAATCATATTGCTGACTCGTTCTTTGCCTCTGTATATCCTACTATCACTTCTGGTAAAAAAACCAAAGTCATCATAGTTTCTACTCCACACGGTATGAATCATTTTTACCGATTGTGGCACGATGCAGAAAGAGGAAAGAATGAATATACACCAACTGATGTTCACTGGTCTGAAGTACCAGGCAGAAATGCGAAGTGGAAGAGACAAACGATATCAAACACATCAGAACAGCAATTTAAAATTGAGTTTGAATGTGAGTTCTTAGGATCAATTGATACTTTGATTGCTCCAAGTAAACTTAAATCTTTAGTGTATGAGAATCCAATACAACAAAATGCGGGTTTAGATGTTTATAATCCACCAGAAAAAGGACATGACTATTTGATGACTGTTGACGTAGCAAGAGGAGTTGGAGAAGATTACTCTGCATTTGTACTAACTGATATCACTGAGTTTCCACATAAGGTTGTAGCAAAATATCGAAACAATGAAATTAAACCGATGTTGTTTCCAAATATCATATATGAGGTAGCAAGAAATTATAATCAAGCATACATTCTATGTGAAGTAAATGACATTGGAGATCAGGTAGCATCTATACTACAGTATGATCTTGAGAATGAAAACGTGCTTATGTGTGCTATGAGAGGACGTGCAGGTCAGGTTGTAGGACAAGGATTCTCTGGTACTAAAACACAGTTAGGTGTTAAGATGAGTACTACAGTTAAGAAAATAGGATGTTCAAACCTTAAACAGTTAGTAGAAACAGATAAAGTTTTAATCAATGATTATGATATTATTGCTGAGCTTACTACTTTTATTCAGAAAAGACAATCGTTTGAAGCAGATGATGGTTGTCATGATGACTTAGCAATGTGTCTTGTTATATTTGGGTGGTTAGTTGCACAAGATTATTTCAAAGAGATGACTGATAATGATATAAGAAGTAGAATATATGAAGAACAAAAGAATCAAATAGAACAAGATATGGCACCATTTGGTTTTATTGATGATGGTCTAGGTACATATGAAAAAGAAAAAGATCAAGAAGGTAATGTATGGGTGGTTGCAGATAACAAAGGATGGTATGAAGGTGAGAGTCCTAGAGATGAGTATGGTGAACTAAGTTCTTTGTGGGAGTATAGGTAATGGATGAGTTTGGATTTGGTCTAG